GTGTATTCAACGATAAAAATATGCGAAATCGAATTATTATTGAAGAGAATGAGCCGTTCGCAATCCTATAAGGAGAATCAACATATGTCTCGTTCATATAAAAAGACCCCTTATATTTCTCATACCAATGCTGAAACCGATAAGCCATATAAGCAACAGGAACATCGTCGGGAACGTCGAAAAGTAAAACATATTATCGCTTCAATTGACGATTTCGATGATGTTTCTTTTCCAGAAAAACAAATGTATGGTGACCAATCGAATGCACCAAAAGATGGTAAGCATTATTACGTTAATCCAACAAAAAAGGATTTGCGAAAATGAAACGAAAACAAGTTGCTAGGCGATCTCTGTCTATCGTGTTCGCTAAGCGCGACACTCCATTCAAACCAAAAAAAATTTCCTCAAAAAAGAAATACTCCAGGAAAATCAAGCACGTAAAAAAGTTAGATTTTTAATTTTAGCAGTTGGCCTTTCGGTAGAAGAAATTGTCCAACATGAGGTTTACTGGCAACTACGAGAATTGGGTGACTGGAGAATGTGAAGATAACCACGGCAAGATCTGTGGTTATTTGTATATGCAGATTGTTAACTGAGGAGAAATATGATGAGCAATGTGATTGAACTGCCGCGACCGACTATGCCTCCAGTACCAACGGTACTGCGAGGCATTAATAAAGACAAACGAGTTATTGATATACTTTCTAAAGTTGCAGTTGCTGTTGAGCCAGTTGCAAATGCTCGATTGGCAGCTGCACTTGTTTATAAGAACGAAATTGTTTCTTTTGGAATTAACAAGAAAAAGACCCATCCATTTCAAGCAAAGTATGGTAAGAACAAAGATTCTATCTTTCTGCATGCTGAAAACGATTGCATCATGAACGCATTGCGTATCATTTCTGTTGATCAGTTGTCAAAATGTTCTTTATATATTTGTCGTGTTAAATATAGCAACAATGTTGAAAGAAAGTTTGTTTATGGGTTGGCAAAACCTTGTCCGGGTTGTGCTCGAGCAATTGCTAATTTTAACATTCGTAATGTGATTTATTCATCTGATAATAACTCAATAGAAAAGTTATAATCTAAATTCTAGGTTACTATATAAAAAATCTCATCCTAGCTATTACTAAAAGAAATAGCTGGTATTTTTTTGGTACTTTTGTTGACATTTTTTTGGTTTTTGATTATATATAGAAGGTCGATTGGCCAAATGGCGATCGATTAAATTTTAATAACCTTGCTTTTAAAGGAGGATATAAATGACACTTTTCCCTGATACTTATCGTGCTTTTACTGTTGGTTTTGAAGATGCTGTTAAACAACTTCAAGCAATAAATACAGTAAAATTGGCAGGATACCCACCATATAACATCGTCAAGACAGATGAGAACAAGTATGTAATCGAAATCGCTGTTGCAGGATTCGGAAAACAAGACATTGAAGTTGAACTAAAAGACGACTCATTGTTAATTTATGGTAAAATTTCTCATTCAAATGACGATAGTTCTCAATACTTATATAAAGGGATTGCTGATAGGGCATTCAGTCGAACATTCAAACTGGCTGATACGATCGAAGTGAAAAATACAAAGTTGTTAAATGGTATGCTAAAAGTGTTTTTGGAAAATGTAATTCCTGAATCGAAGAAACCAAAAAAATTAGAAATCGAGGAATAATATGTCTACATTAACAAATAGTTTTTATGTATTTGGTAAAGTTATTACTACAAAACTATCTTCTGTCAAAGAATTTCTTCTGCGCGTTTTAACTAAAATTCAAGAAGGGCAGATTAGACGTGCTAGAAGAATGATCGAAAATAAAACATATCTATTCTAAAAAATAAAAAGAGAGGATTCGTTCCTCTCTTTTTTCTTGTTGACATTCAATAATCTCGAATATATAATCTATCTTTGATTCTTAATCAAGAGGTTATTTCATGCATTTTTATACCAACGTTACTCAACGTGGTAACAATATTCTAGTCTGTGGCTATATGAATGGAAAAAGATTCAAAGAAAAAATTCCTTATAAACCGTATCTCTTCATTCCAACAAAAAAAGATACAAAATACAAAACTATCGATGGTAAATCAGTAGACAAAATTTCTTTTGATTCAATCAAAGAAGCAAAAACATTCATCGAAAATTATTCAGAAATTGATAATTTTGATATATTTGGACTAACAAATTTCAACTATGTATATATCTATGATAAATTCAAAAACCTAAAATATGATTCGCGCCTGATCAAAACACTTATTCTAGATATCGAAGTATCAACAGAACTTGGTTATCCAGATATTGAAACTGCAAATGCACCAATTACATCAATAACAATGATGTATAATGATATCACGTTTATTCTTGGATATCATGATTTCAAAACAACAGACCAAAATATCAAATATATCAAATGCCAAAATGAAACAGAATTGCTTATGCGATTTGTTAAACTTTTTTCCCATGATGTGTATAGGCCAGATGTAATTACAGGATGGAATATCGAGTTTTTTGACATTCCATATTGTGTTAATCGAATCACACAGGTATTAGGTGATAATCATGCAAAAAAGCTATCTCCATTTGAAGCTCTAGAACAAAGAACAGTAACATATCTTGGTAAAGAAAATGTTGCGTTTACTCCAATTGGAGTGAATGTTATTGATTATCTTAATCTGTATAAGAAGTTTACGTATACACCAAGAGAATCGTACAAATTGGATCATATCGCTTTTGCTGAACTAGATGAACGTAAACTCGATTATTCCGAATATGGAACACTTCATTCGTTATATGTCAACGATCATCAAAAGTTCATCGAATACAATTATCGTGATTGCTTGTTAGTTAAACGTCTAGATGAAAAATTGAAACTTCTTGATTTAGTATATACTATCGCTTATAATAGCCAATGTAACTATCACGATGCATTAGCTACTGTTAGATCATGGGATGTTACTATTCATAATTATCTACTAGATAGAAATATAGTTATTCCAAATAATAAAACACAAACTAGTACATACACTCCAGCCGGTGGATATGTTAAATCACCTAAAACTGGTATGCATGACTGGGTTGTATCTTTTGACTTAACATCTCTTTATCCACATTTGATTATGTCATACAATATCAGTCCAGATACATTTTCTGGAAAACTAAATGAAATATTCACTATAGATCAAATTCTTGAACGACATGTGGAAAAATATCATGAATACCTTGATAAAAACAATTATTCATTGACTGGTAATGGTTGTTTATATACTAAAGAAAAACAAGGATTTCTTCCAGCTCTTATGCAAGATCTTTTCAATAAGAGAAAAGATTTCAAAAATAAAATGTTAGAACTTAAAAAACAAAATGAGAAAGAAAAAAGTAAAGAACTAGAATATGAAATATCGAAATATGATAATCTACAAATGGCAATGAAGATTCGTCTCAATTCAGCTTACGGGGCTTTAGGAAATCCCTATTTTAGATGGTTTGATTTGAAATACGCAGAATCGATTACATTATCTGGTCAATTGACAATTCGTTGGGCAGAAAAATATCTTAATAAATGGCTCAATAATTTGTTAAAAACAAAGAATGCCGATTACGCAATTACGATGGATACTGATTCGATTTATTTGAATATGAGTGAATTGGTAAATAAGTTTAATCTTACAGATAAAGACCAAATTGTTAAAGTGTTAGATCAATTTTGTGAAAAGAAGATTCAGCCATATTTAGATGAAATATATGAAGATCTTGCAAAGATGATGAGATGTTATTGGCAGGGTATGTTCATGAAAAGAGAAGCAATATCTGAACGAGGGATCTTTATTGCTAAGAAAAGATATATTCTAAACGTTTTGAATAATGAAGGTATTCAATACAGTGAACCAAAATTAAAGATGATGGGAATTGAAGCTATTAGATCATCAACACCACAGTCGTGTCGTGATTCTATTAAAGAAGCTCTGAAAATTATTCTTGAAAAAACTGAAAATGATTCGATCGAATATATTCAAAATTTCAAGAAAACATTTAAAACATTAAGTTATGATGAAATTGCTTTTCCAAGGGGTGTTAATGGTATTAACAAATATTTTGATTGTGATACAATATATCGTAAAGCAACACCAATTCATATTCGTGGAGCTTTACTTTTCAATAGTAAACTTAAAGAAATGAAACTTGAAAACAAGTATTCTTTAATTTTTGATAAAGAAAAAATCAAATTCTGTTATTTGAAATTACCAAATCCATTACATGAAAATGTAATTTCATGTTCTAGTGGATTGCCAAAAGAATTTGGTCTTGAAGAATATATTGATTATGATACACAATTTGAAAAGTCATTTCTTGAACCAATCAAAAATATTCTTGATACGATTGGTTGGAAAACAGAAAAAACAAACAAATTAAACTCTTTCTTTAAATGAGGAGATATAAATGAGTAAGTTGCTTGATAAAATGAAAAAAGTTGGCACAATTAAATATTCTAATGTGCTTAGTGAATCTGATTTTTTTAATGTAAAAGACAGTATTCCAACAGAAATTCCAATTATTAATGTTGCATTGTCTGGCAGATTAGATGGAGGATTATCTTCTGGTTTAACATTTATTGCAGGTGAAAGCCGTAATTTTAAATCATTACTTGGATTAATGTTAGTAAAAGCTTATTTAAGTAAGTATGAAGATTCGATTTGTTTATTTTATGATTCTGAATTTGGTATTACACCAGAATATATTAAATCAAATGGGATTGATCCTGATCGAGTGTTACATATTCCGATTGAGCATCTTGAACAATTGAAATTTGATATTTTAAAAAGACTAGAAGAAATAGAACGTGGAGATAAAGTAATCATTTTTGTTGATTCGATTGGTAATCTTGCTTCAAAGAAAGAAGTTGAAGACGCTCTTGAAGAAAAATCTGTTGCAGACATGTCAAGAGCAAAAACAATGAAGTCTCTATGGCGTATTGTTACACCACATCTAACGACTAAAGATATTCCATGTGTTGCTATTAATCATACTTATCAGACAATGGAAATGTATTCTCGACCAATCATGAGTGGCGGATGTTTAGTAGAAGGTACAAAAATTCAGACACCATCTGGATTAGTTGAAATACAGAATTTTAATCGTGGTGATATTGTTAAAACACTACACGGGAATAGCGAAGTAAGCGAAACATGGAATCCATATACATTAGATAACGGTAACCCTGAATGTATAGAGATTGAATTTGAAGATGGATATAAAGTTGTATGCTCAGAAAATCACCAGTTTTTAATTAATGGTAAATGGAAAGAAGCAAAATATTTGACTCTAGAAGATAATTGCACTACTTTATAAGCCGTATAAAACAATACTTAAATGTGCAAAATTGGATATAATTACATGTCCACATTGTAAGAAAACCAGTAAAGAAAATAGTTCATTTAAAAGATGGTATTTTGATAATTGTAAAAGGAAGGATTTATAATGAAAATAAAAAAAATCACGCGAATTGGAAAAAACCCAGTATATGATATTTCTGTTCGCGACCATGAACATTATGTATTAGAAAATGGTGTTGTAACACATAATACTGGTGGAATGTATTCTGCGAATCAAGTGTTAATTATCACAAAAGCTCAAGATAAAGATGGTAAAGAATTACTTGGATACAACTTTACAATTAATATTGAGAAATCTAGATATGTAAGAGAAAAATCAAAATTTCCGTTTAATGTAAAGTTTGAAGGTGGTATTAATAAATGGTCTGGATTGCTCGATATTGCGATCGATGGAAATTTTATTGTTAAACCAAATATGGGTTGGTATTCAAAAGTAAATCAAGAAACCGGTGAAATTGAAGAAAAGAAATATAGAATGAAAGAAACTAATAACACAGAATTCTGGTCTGATATTTTAACTAATCCAAAGTTTAATGATTATGTTATGAGTAAATATTCTTTATCAAAAACATCAATCGTTAACAACAATCAAAAAAAAGAATATGAGGTTGATGATGAGTCAGATGTATAATATTGTTATTAAAGAATCAGATGATATTGAAATACAAGAAACTACTTGTAGAAAACCATTTGCGTGTCAGTGTTTGATTGACAATCAAGATCAATGTGGTTATGATCGTTTTCTAATTCAGCAGAAAGTTATTGATCATTACTTGAAAAGAGCAAAGGCGATATCTCAAATAAATAATGAACAATTCATGAAATGTTATGGATTTTATTTTGATGAGGATAATTAATGGAACAAACTATTCTTTCACATTTAATTGAAAATGAACAATATGGAAGAAAAGTTATTGCATTTTTAAGAGAAGAATATTTTCATGATCAAGCAGACAAACAATTGTTTGCTTTGATCGATTCTCATGTTAAAAAATACAATTCTTTTCCAACTAAAGAAATTCTTTACATTGACCTACAAAATATGCATTCAATTAACGAACAACAATATAATGATATTAAAAATAAAATTGGTTCATTATCAATTGATCAGACTACTGACATCAATTGGTTAATTGATAAAACTGAACAATTTTGCCAAGATAAAGCTGTTTATAACGCGATCAGGCAATCGATTAAGATTATTGATGATAATAGTCAATTAACAAAAGCTGCTATACCAAAAATTCTTCAAGATGCTCTTCAGGTTAGTTTTGATGCAAATATTGGTCACAGTTTTCTTGATGAT